GTTTGGGAGTGCTTTTGGTGGAGGATTTAATGGATTAAGCCTTTTAGACGGAATGGCTAATCCTTTTTCTGGTCCAGCCAGTACAGTAGATCCGTTTCTTGGTTTTGCAGCAAATGGTGGTCCTGTTAAGTCTGGTGGTAGTTACATGGTTGGAGAACGTGGCCCAGAACTGTTTAGCCCAGGTGTTTCTGGAACTATTACACCTAACGAAATGCTTGGTGGTTCAACAAATATAGTTGTAAACGTAGACGCTTCTGGTTCTTCTGTTGAAGGTGATGAAGATCAAGGTAGAGAACTTGGTCGTCTTATATCTGTTGCAGTACAATCTGAATTAATACAGCAACTAAGACCAGGAGGATTACTTGCATAATGGCTACATTTCCTTCGATAAAACCTACATACGGACAACAGAAAAGATCCGCACCAAATACTAGAACAGTTCGTTTTGCTGATGGTTATGAACATAGAATTTTATTTGGACTAGCACAGCATCAAAATCCAAAAGTTTTTAATTTTACTTATAACGTATCAGAAACGGAAGCAGATGAGATAGAAACATTTTTAGATGCTAGAGCAAATGATAGTGTTAGTTTTGATTTTCCTTCAGAACATTTACCTGGAGAAACGGCTTCAAACTTTAAATTTGTTTGCGAGTCATGGAGCAAGTCGATACCATTTAAAAATAGAGCAACAATTCAAGCAACCTTTAGACAAGTATTTGAGCCATGAGTACTGCTCCTGTATTTAGTGAAGTTCAAAAAATAAATCCTTCTGCGATTATTGAACTTTTTACACTTCAATTGGACAATGCTTTACACGGAGCAACTACTATTTATAGATTTCATGCAGGATCAAATCTTAATGCGAATGGTGAGATAGTCTGGGCTGGTAATTCTTATCAAAGATTTCCTATAGAGGCTACAGGTTTTGCATATCAACGTGGTCAGATTCCAAGACCAAAACTTGTTGTAAGTAATGCTTTAGGAACTATATCTGCAATTCTTCTTACTGTTAACGCAACAACAACAGGCAATGATTTAACAGGTGCTACTGTTACAAGAATAAGAACAATGGCAAGATTTCTTGATGCTGCAAATTTTAGTGGCGGCAGTAATCCATTAGGAACACCAGACCCTACAGCCGAGTTTAAACGTCAAATATATATTATAGATCGAAAAGCAGCAGAAAATAGAGAAGTAGTAGAATTTGAACTGGCAGGAGCTATTGATATGGCTGGAGTTAGAGCACCCAAACGTCAATGCACCCGTGCTCTGTTTCCTAGTATTGGTACGTTTACACAATGAGTTGGAAATATAAAGCACTACTTCATGCTCAACGTGAAGATCCTAAAGAATCTTGTGGACTTTTATTAAATGTAAAAGGTAAAGAAAAATATTATCCATGTCGTAATCTTTCAATTACAGATAATCAGTGTTTTGTTATTGATCCAGAGGATTATGTAAAGGCAGATAATGTGGGTGAAATTATTGGTGTTGTTCATAGTCACCCTATAACACCTCCTGATCCTAGTCAGGCAGATAAAATTAGTTGCGAAAATAGTAATTTACCGTGGCATATCGTAAATCCTAAAACAGAACAGTGGGGATATTTAGAACCATGCGGATATAAACCGCCATTACTAGGTCGTGAATGGGTGTGGGGTGTTACTGATTGTTGGAGTTTAGTCGTTGATTGGTATAAAGAAGAAAAAGGTATAAAACTTAAGGATTATCAAAGAAGTATGTCACCACAAGAATTTTTAAAAGATCCTTTGTTTGAAAATTATGCGTGGCGAACAGGTTTTAGAGAACTTAGGTCTGATGAAAAGTCAGAAAAGGGAGATGTGTTATTAATGTCGATAATGCACCCAACTTTAAATCATGTAGCTATTTTTCTTGGAAATATGGTTTTACACCATTTAGCAGATAGACTATCTTGTAGAGAGCCATATTCTGAGTGGTTGTTAAAATGTACTGGTAAGAGGTATCGCTATGCTCAGAAAAGTTAAATTATATGGAGAATTAGCTGACTTTGTAGGTCATGAAGAATTAGACGCTGTAATAAATTCTACTGCTGATGCAATACGTTTTCTTGTCAGCAACTTTCCAAAGTTAGAAGCATACATGAGTCAAAGGCATTACAAGGTATTGGTAAATGATTATGAGATTGAAGAGCAGGATATACACAATCCAATAGGACAATCTGATATTAGTATTGTTCCTGTCATAAGTGGATCTGGTGGTGGACTTGGTAAAACATTACTAGGAGGTGCTTTATTAGCACTTTCTTTTGGTGCGTTTGGAGCATTTGGCGGAGGATTAACATTTAAAGGTTTTGGAGCTAGTTTTGCTGCTGCAGGTCCAGGTGTAAAAGCTGCTTTTGGTATTGGTGGTTCTTTAGTTTTAAGGGGAGTATCAGATATGTTATTTCCTTCACCAGAACTGCGTGACTTTTCAAACGAACAAGATCCACGAATATCATTTAGTTTTTCTGGTGTTCAAAATACAAGTAGGGCTGGCACTTCACACCCAATAGCTTATGGTGAGATAGTAACAGGATCAGTTGTTATCTCTGCTGGTATTGACACTAATCAGGTGACAGCATGACAAATAAAATTATTAGAGGTTCTGGTGGTGCTCCTCCATCTCCACCACGTCCAACAAGAGCACCTGATACTTTAAACAGTAGACAGTTTGCTACGATCCAAGATTTATTATCTGAAGGAGAGATAGAAGGTTTTGCTACGCCATCAAAAGCAGGACTTACAAAAGGAACTACAGCATATAACAATGCAGCATTAAAAGATATATTTTTAAACGATACGTCTATCCTTCAATCTGATGCAAGTAACACGGATCCACAGACTTCTGATTTTAACTTTCAAAATGTAAGCTTTACACCTCGTTTTGGAACAGGAAACCAAGAGCATATACCTGGAATACAACAATCACAAAGTCCTCTATCTAATTTTGTTTCTGTACTATGTAGTAAAAGTAATGGTGGTGTTGCAAGGGATTTACCTACAGGAAAAGATGCTGTAAAAGTAACTGTTACTTTTTCACAAATACAGAAAGCAACAGATCAAGGTGATTTATTAGGTTCAACTGTAGAATTAAAAATTTCTTTAAAAGTAAATAGCGAAACAAGTTATACAGAAAAATTAACAGATACTATAACTGGTAGAACTGCTGATGCTTATTCAAAAGAATACAGAATTGATTTACCTGATGGTTATACTTTCGCAAATGTAAAGATAGAAAGAGTAACAGATGATCAACCATCAGGAAGTAATATTGTAGATGCTTTTAATGTAAGTAGTATTCAATTATTAATTGATGATAAACAAACATATTTAAACAGTGCTTATACAAATTTAAGAATAGATTCTGAACAATTTAGCTCCATACCAAAAAGAGCTTTTCGTATTCGTGGAGTAAAAGTAAGAATACCAGGAGCAGGAGCATCTAATTCTGGAACTCCTACTGTTGATATACAGACAGGAAGAATTATTTACCCAGATGGCTACATATTCAATGGAACAATGGGTGCAGCCCAATGGTGCTCATGTCCTGCAATGGTACTTCTTGATTTATTAACTACCGAAAGATACGGCTTTGGAACGCATATTACAGACAGTAATTTAGATTTATTTAGTTTTGTAGCAGCTAGTAAGTATGTCAATGAACTGGTATCAGACGGTTTTAATGGACAAGAAGCAAGGTTTAGTTGCAATGTAAATCTTCAAGGATCAATGGAAGCTTATACCTTAATAAATGAATTAGCTGGTGTCATGAGATGTTTTCCTATCTGGTCTGAAGGTTCTGTTACTATTTCACAAGATAGACCAACAGATCCAAGTTATTTATTTAGTTTGGCAAATGTAGGTGAAGGTGGATTTTCTTACTCTGGTAGTAGCTTAAAACAAAGACACAGTATTATTTCTGTCAGCTATTTTAATATGGATAGTAGAGAAATAGATTATGAAGTTGCTGGAGATAATGTAGATGGTCCAGATGCTTTGCAAGAAGATATTGATAGACAGGCTAAGCTAGGAATTGTAAAAAAAGATATTAGGGCTTTTGCCTGTACATCTAGAGGGCAAGCACGAAGATTAGGAAAAGCTGTACTACTAAGCGAAGAGCAAGAAACGGAGGTGGTTAGTTTTACAACATCAATAGATGCTGGAGCGATTGTCAGACCTGGTTCTGTTATCAGCGTCAATGATCCAGTAAGGGCAGAGAATATAAGAAGAGCAGGAAGAATTAAAGCTGTAAATACAGATAAAGATGAAATAACAGTAGATAATACTAAGGATTTAAATACCTTCACTGGAACGGATAAAAAATGTAGTGTGATATTGCCTGATGGTACAGTTGAAACTAAAAATGTAACTGAAATTGTAGGCAGTGTAATTAAATTAGATTCAGCCTTATCTGCGACACCTAATGTAAATGCTCTATGGTTACTACAGAGTTCTACTTTAGAGGCATATACTTTTAGAGTTATATCAGTTGAAGAACAAGATGGTATAAATTATGCAATTACAGCTTTAAGTTATAACTATAATTATGCAACAGGAGTTAGCCCAAAATATGCAGCGATAGATTCAATGCAAGGTATTACGTTACCTGCAAGAAATGTATCTTTATTAAACGAGCCAAAAGATCCTCCATCAAACTTACAAGCATCAGAAAGGGTTGTTGTAGTAAATAATTTAGCTGTGACTAAACTAATATTATCTTGGATTTCTGTTACAGGGGTAAATCAATATCTTGTTCAGTATAGATTTAATAACACAAACTGGGTAAGCGAAAATGTGTTCAGACCTGACTTTGAATTGTTAAATACTGAAGCTGGTACTTATGAGTTCAAAGTATTTTCTTATAATGCTGCTTTAAAATTATCGACAACTTCTTCTGATCTTACCTTTAATGCTGTTGGTAAAACTACTCCACCAGGAAATGTTCAAAATTTATCAATAGAACCAGTTACTAATAAATTAATAAGATTAAGATGGGATGAATCTGTAGATGCTGATGTTGTACACGGAGGAAAAGTATATGTTAGACACTCTAATAAAACTGATGGAACTGGTACATTTCAAAACTCTATTGATCTGATAGAAGCTGTGGCTGGAAATACTACGGAAGTAGTTTGTCCTTCTCTTGAAGGAGAATACATTCTTAAATTTAGGGATGACCAGGGAAACTTTAGTACTGGAGAAACCTCTATAATATTAGATTTACCTGATTTAATTGATAGCCAACAAATATTAGTAGATAGAGAGGATACAGATCCCACAGCTTTTGGCGGAACAAAAACTAATGTTGATGTTATTGGAGGAGCTTTAGAGTTAGAGGATCCATCTGCAAATCTTACAGGTACTTATGATTTTGCTAGTATTTTAGATTTAGGTGCTGTATTTTCTTTAAATCTTAAGAGATTAGTTCAAAGTATAGGATTTACAGTTGGCCAAGCAAATACAATAGATGGTTTAATACCAACTGGCACGTTATGGGATGATTATGCACAAAATGGTAATTTTGATGGTCCTGAAATTAACGATGTAAGTGCATCCATGCGTGTAAGATCAACGACCAGTTCTCCTAGCGGATCATCATATGCAAATTCAGATTTTAGTGGTATATATAATACATTTGCCAATGGAACATACAAAGGCAGAGGGTTTCAGTTTCAATTAGCATTAAAATCTGAAAGTATTGCGCATAATATTTCTATTCAGCAGCTTGGTATTATTGCTGCTTTTGAATCAAGAACTGAAAGAAGTTATAAAGTAGGGTCTAATACCTCTACATCATCTCAGGATAATTTAGACGGTAACAATAATCCAGCGTCTAAAACTATAGAATTTGCAAATCCCTTTTTTGTTGGAACGACTTCATTAGGAGGACTAAATGCTTTTATGCCCAGTATTGGAATTACGATAGAAAATGCACAGTCAGGCGATTACTTTACAGTCACTCAACCAACTAACTCTGATGCTGGAAAAAAATTTACTATTGATATTAAAAACGGTACTAATTTTGTTAATAGGACTTTTACATTCCAAGCTGTCGGTTACGGCAAAGGGGTGTAATATAGAGAAAAGTATTTTTTAAATGTCACAGGTTGGTAATAAAAATATAGATAATGCCTCTGGTCAAGTTGTAAGACTTGATATGCAAAATACTTTACAAACTGTTGCGACTAATAATTTCGGTCCAAGAGTTGATGCAGGTACAATATTACCTTGTGAATTTTTAGCAGATGATACGAGCAATAAATTATTAATAAGAAAATCAAGCGGTGGAGATCAAGCAAATCCTAATCCTACAACTGGAACTGCTGCTGACTTTTTTCCTGTAGGAAATCTAGATGAAGATAATTTGGGTCTACTGCCAAAAGAAGGTGGTACGATGACGGGTCCATTGCTTGGTCATGACACCACAGGAGCAGATGCACCATCATTTAGTTTTGATGGCGATTCTGATACAGGAATGTATAGGGCTGCAGGAAATATCATAGGCTTTTCAACAGGAGGAACAGAAAGAGCGTTGATAAGTGAAAATGGTATTGATATAAAAAATGGACTTGCTCTGAGATTGCAAGATTCTGATGGTTCTCCCTTTGTTGAAATAAAAGCACCTTCAACTGTTTCTTCTTCAAATAAAACTATTACATTGCCTGATGAGACAGGAACACTTTTAACAAGTGCTTCTTCAATTGCAAACAGTAATTTAGCAAATTCGTCTGTGACAGTTGGAAATACATCTATTAGCTTAGGTGCTACTGTTACAACAATTAATGGAATTTCAACCTTAGTTGCTACGAATGTACAAGCTACAGATTTGAATGTTACAAATATCTTAGATCCTTCTGGTAACAATGGTTCAACAACAGAACAAATTTCAAAAGGTAGAGCTAAAGCATGGGTTAATTTTGATGGCACCTTTGGCACGTCTCCTTTTACTGAGGCAAATGGGGGTATAAGAGATGCTTTTAATGTGAGTAGTGTTACTGATAATGGTCAAGGTGATTATACTGTGACCATGGCTACTGCAATGAGCACTACAACCTATGTTGTAAACGTTACATCAGGAAATAGTGCTACAGAAGCGGTCAGAGGCAGTGGTGTGTGTAATAGTTTAACAACTACTACTTTTAGAGTAAACTCACATTTTGTAGGTGGTCTTCTAAACGGTTTGTATACAAGAGATGATCCTATTGTTTGTTGCGCTGTTTTTGGCGATTAGTAAGAGTTAAGATATACTAAGAAAAACAAAAACTTATGGCTAATTCAGACAAAAGATTTATCTATGAGAATGATGATGGTGGTATTTGTATAGTTTATCCAGCAGATAATTGTGGATTAACTTTAGAAGAAATAAAAGCTAAAGATTGCCCTAGTGGTAAGACAGTCTATACTGTAGATAAATCTGCAATTCCTACTGACAGGAGTTTTAGAAAGGCTTGGACTTATACGGAGTAATTAATTATGGGATTTGGTATAGATATGGCAAAAGCCAGAGAAATACATAAGAATAATATTCGTGCTTCAAGAGAAGAAAAGTTTAAAGAACTTGATGTTGAGTTTACAAAAACGTTAGAAGCTGGAACAAGTACAACCGATATAGCAGCAAAAAGACAAGCATTAAGAGATGCCCCTGCTGATTCTGGTATTACATCAGCAGCAGATGAAGCAGCATTAAAAGCACAATGGAAAACTGATATACTAGGCACATCTCCATATAGCTAATGGCAATTCAACCTGGGACTTATGACTTTACATTACAAAGAAGATCCGATCATGCGATTCCTTTGTTATTTAAAGATAGCAGCAATAATGCAATAAATTTAACAGGATTTACTGTAGCCGCACAGGTTTGGGAAGAAACACGCACCACAAAATATGCTGATTTTAGTGTTGCTTATACAGATAGAGCAGCAGGGTCAGTTAAAATTTCACTAACAGACACGCAAACAGCAACTTTTACTCCAAATGTTTTAAGATATGATGTTCTTCTTACAAACGGATCTGGTGACAAAGAATATTATTTAGAAGGTACTATATATGTTTCTGAGGGTTATACAGCATGAATACTGTTCAGATTACTGAAGAAAAGAATACAGTTACAGTCGATGAGACTACTAATACTGTCACAGTTACAGAAAGTAATGCGACTGTAGTCACTGTAAGTACCGAAGGACCCCAAGGCCCTGTTGGTACTGCCATAAATTTAGATAATGCAGTTGATGATTCAATACTGTATTTTCACGCAGCAAGTGGTACATTAAAAGCAGATGATACTACCACTAAACTTAAACTCGTTAATGGGGGCAATTTTTAAATTATGTCTAACACTATAAGAATTAAAAAAAGAGCAGCAAGTGGATCGGCTGGTGCGCCTTCTAGTTTAAATCCTTCAGAATTAGCTTTTAATGAAAATGATTTAAAATTATATTATGGTTTTGGTGATACAGGGAGTAATGAAGCATCTTCAATCATTGCCATTGGTGGATCTGGGGCGTTTTTTAATAAGACAGACACAAGAACAGCAAATACTATATTAGTTGGCCCTGCGTCAGGAAGTGCTGCCGCACCTACGTTTAGAGCGTTAGTAGCTGCTGATCTATTGAAATTAAATGAATTTACTGCTCCCGATGGTGCTGTAAGTCTTAATAGTCAAAAAATTACATCATTAGCAACACCTACTGCTGATGCTGATGCTGCAAACAAAGGATATGTAGATAGTCAAAGTGAAGGTCTTGATGTAAAAGACTCTGTAAAAGTTGCAACAACAGCAAATATTTCGTTGAGTGGAACGCAAACTATTGATGGTGTTGCGGTTTCTGCTGATGAAAGAGTACTTGTAAAAAGTCAGACTACAGCTTCAGAAAACGGACTGTATCTTTGTAAAGCAAGTACATGGGCAAGAACAACTGATTTAGCTGCTGGTGTCGATGCTGCTGGAATGTTTACTTTTGTTGAACAGGGTTCTGCTAATGCCGATATAGGTTTTGTTTGTACAAGTAATAAAGGAAGTGCTGTTGTAGGGACAAATAATTTAGCATTTAGCACATTTTCTTCAAGTGGCAATGTTACCGCTGGAAATGGTTTAGATAAATCTGGTAATGAGTTAAACGTTGATCTTAAAGCTAATGGTGGTCTTGTAATTGAATCAACTGAATTAGCTGTTGATTTGGCTGCAAGTTCAATAACAAATACTCTTGCAATAGCAAATGGGGGTACAGGTGCAACATCAGCTTCTAACGCAAGAACAGCATTAGGACTTGCTATCGGCACAAATGTAGAACCACATAGCGATAAGTTGACAGAGCTTGCAACTATGGCTATAGGAACGGCTGAATCTTTAGCAGATTTAACAAACGTAGAAGTCCAAATCCTTGATGGTGCTACCGTAACGACTTCCGAATTAAATTATGTAGATGGTGTTACTTCTGCAATCCAAACACAGTTAGACGCAAAGCAAGCTAGTGATGCACAACTTACAGAATTAGCAACAATGGCTAGTGGCACAGCAGATGCTTTAGCTGATTTAACAGGTACAGAAGTAGGAATATTAGACGGAGCTACAGTTACAACTGCTGAGTTGAATATAATAGATGGTGATACATCTGCAAGTTCAACAACTCTTGCTACAGCAGATCGCTTTGTTTGCAACGATAATGGAAGCATGAAGCAAGTTTCATTGGCAAACCTAGTCACGTTTTTTGAGGATGGAGCTACATCTGGTTTTGATCTGGACGGTGGAACTTTCTAAACCATAGGGGGTAAAACTAATGGCTAATGTAATTAAACTGAAAAGAGGTACAAGCGCACCAACAACTAGCGATATTGTTGATGGTGAGATTGCTGTTGATACTTCGGCAAAGAAATTATATGTAAGAGATAGCAGCACCATTAAAGAAATTGGTGGAGGTCTTCAAAATATTTCTGAAGATACCTCACCTCAGTTAGGTGGATCGCTTGACGTTAACGGTCAGGATATTGTTACTACTTCAAATGCAGATATTGAACTCGCTCCAAATGGTACAGGTAAAACAGTTTTAAAAGGTAATACAAATGCAGGAACACTTGTTTTTAATTGTGAAAGCAATTCACACGGACAGACAGTAAAATCACAACCTCACAGTGCATCTGTAACTAACGTATTAACTTTGCCAGCAGGGGGAGATCAAGAGATTGTAGGAGCAGCAGCAGCACAAACTTTAACGAATAAAACAATAGATGTAGATAATAATACTATTTCTAATATTGAAGTTGATAATCTAAAAAGCGGTGTTCTAGATACTGATTTATCCTCTGTTTCAAGTAGTGATGATACATTAGCCTCTGCAAAAGCTATTAAGGCTTATGTGGATGCAAATTCTGGTGGTGGCGGTGGAAGTGGAGATATTACAGCAGTTACGGCTGGTACAGGATTATCAGGAGGTGGTACTTCGGGTGATGTCACTGTAAATATAGCTAATACTGCTGTTACGGCTGGAGATTATACAAGTGCAGATATAACAGTTGATGCACAGGGAAGAATTACAGCAGCTTCTAACGGTTCAGGTGGTGGTGGTGGTGGAGCATCTGCAATAAATGATTTATCTGATGCTAAAACTGCAAACTCTGATCAAGCCATTGGTTTAGGCTCTGGAACGCTTGCAGCAGATGATGGTGGTAATTTAACAGTAGCTATTGGTAAAGACGCTTTAAATGACCAGACTTCTGGAAATTTTAATTGTGCTGTAGGCGTTGAAGCTCTTTCTAAAGTAACAAGTTCAAACCAAAATATGGCTTTCGGAGTGTATGCAGGTCGTAGATGTCTTGGAGGTGCTTCAAATGTTTTTGTTGGGTATAGTGCAGGGGAAGGGGCAAGCAGTGGGACTATAAATGGATCTAATAATTTAGCGTTAGGCGAGAAAGCTATGGAAAACTATAGTGGCTCCAGTAATAATGTTGCAATTGGATCTAGAGCATTGCGAAATGTCAGTTCTGGCGGCGATAATGTTGCAATCGGTTATTATTCAGGTGATGCGGTAGATTCTGGCGTAAACAACGTTTTTGTAGGTCATAATTCGGGTGGTACATTGACTTCTGGCGATAATTGTATTGCTATAGGTCACGATGCACAACCAAGCAGTAATACAGTAGATAATGAAATAACTTTAGGTGACACTAATATTACGAAGTTTAGAGTTCCAGCTTTAAATTTTGTGGTCAAAAGTAGTACCGCAACCGAAGGACATGTCTTAACAGTAGATGCCAATGGGGAAGCTGGCTTTGCAGCAGCGAGTGGCGGTGGCGGTGGCGGTGCTATGACTTTTATAAGTACTACCGAGTTATCAAGTGCAGCAACTTCTGTAATATTTACAGGGTTAGACAATACTTACCCTGTCTATAAGTTGTTTTATAATTTTGTAAGATCAGGAACCACTACACAATATATAATGTGGAGAGGTGCTATCAGTGGATCTGCAGTAAGTAGTATATATTCATATCATAATATTAAGAGTGATTCTTCTGGTTCTAACTATGGTAATGCTTACACAGGATGTTTGTTTAATAGTAATGATGGTTTACTTGCAAGTGGAGAATTAACTTTTTATAATATAGGTGAAAGTAATACACCTATTACTGCACATGCACACAGTTTAGTCGGAGATAGAGCCTCTGGTATATATATGTTTAATCAAGTTCATGCAGGGATGGGAGAAGCACAAACTGGCACTTGGAATGGTATTCAAATTACAACTTTCTTTGATCAATTGCCTTCTGGTGCAAAATTTTCATTGTATGGAATTAAAGATTCTTAGGAGAATTTAATGCTGAAAATTGTAAACGGCACTGAAATTGCTCTTAGTGAAGAGGAAATTTCTACTATTAACGCTGAAGAAGCAGCATTACAACAAGATCTAATTCGTAATCAGCGTAATACATTGTTATCCGAGTCAGATGTTTACGCATTAGCTGACAGAATTACAGATGAATGGAGAACATACAGACAAGCACTGAGAGATGTTCCATCACAAGCTGGTTTTCCAGATAACATAACTTGGCCTGTAAAACCTACTTAAATGACTGAACGTACCACAGAGGAAATTGCAACTATCTTCACTAATGCTGGAGATAGCGTAACTGTAATTAACGAACTTGCTGCTTTATCTTCATTAAGTACAGAACAAAAGGCAAAAATAGAGAGATGCGTAAAACATCTTGAAATCATAAAATCCTACACTAAAGAAGATGGTACGACTAGCATTTGGAGTAGCGATTACGACTTCACAGAGCAAGACAACGCAGTTATACTAGGAAAAACTAAATACGAATGAAAGCACTAATAGAAAAACAAATCCTTGAATGGCAACAAGAAATTATTAAACAAAATGCCTATGTTCTTAAATTAGAAGGTGGAATACAGGCTTATCAATTGTTACTACAAAAAATGAATGAAGAAGAAGGGGTAGAACAAACAGGAACTATAGAGCTAAACGAAAAAAAGTAGAAGGGATACTTGTAAAAGAGTGTCCTGTCTGTGGTACTACCTTTAATACAATGGAACAAAGGCGTATTTATTGCACTAATGCCTGTAAGACAAAAGCTTGTAGAGCAAAGACTACTAGTCAACTTTAGGGGTCATCTGGCGATTGATAACTCCTAAGGTGACATACAGTGGAGTCAAACCTATAATTAGAACTAATACGGCTATGCTCATTACAGACATAGCTTTAATTACAGCAAATTTTATCATGTTTCAGAAGGTTGCAAATTTTTTGAGTATCATCTCATTTTTAATGGTAGCTTCCATGACTGCCACAGGCGTAATAGGTTACAAGTACTTAACATCTGAAAATTTTAAGAGCCGAGTTATGAATGAAATAATGAAAAATGTTTCTGGATTAATTCCGAAAGCTTTAGATCAAGGTTTACCAAAAGTTACTGGCCCATCAATACCTAAACTTTAATGCCTACAGTTAAAGTACCTGTAATAAAAATACCAAAAATAGATATACCAGAAACACCTTTTATAAATGAGCACGTTTTAACAGGAATTATCCCTGGTTGTAATTTGTATCACAGAGATTTAGAAATAACAAAAAATCCTAGTATTTTATACAACGACAGAAAAGCATATATAACTTGTCCAGAAGGAGAGATGCCTTCGTTCAATCCAATAGAATACGATCCAAGTAAACTTATAAAAACAGCAACTCCTACACAATCTCCGCAGCAACCAGAATATAGACCTGTTATTCCAAAGAAAAAAGAAGAGAAAGAAACAATAGAAATACCGCCCTGCCCTGGAAAACGTGATTTAAGAGTAGGAAGTTT